GCTGGAATCAATTGGGCGATGAATCTGGCGTGATTTCCTATGACGCTTTTGAGTCCACGTTGATGCCGCGATTGCCCGACATAAGTGGCAACCTGTGTCATTATCTGAGGGCAGGAAATTACGGAGTCGTCGAAAAATACAAAGACATTCCAAACAACCTGAAATTCAGGGGAGTGCTACGTCGCGGCTGGCTGTGGCCTGAACTGACGTGGGCGCCGTCACGAATGAGGTGTTTTGCAATGGCGATTGAGCAGTTAGAATCACAATGGTCTGTTTTGACGGACGAAACAGGCATGCCGTTTCATGTTTGGTGTCCACATGGGACGGAAGACCGATTTATGGACGCAGGCGATTTGCTCTCAGTTTAGGAGATTACGATGGCGGGTAGTGGTGGTGGCGGTGGCAAAGGTGGCCGCAAAGGTGGACGAGGGAAAAAAGCAGCAGCAAAAAAAGCGACCGCAAAGGGAAAGATGGGGTCTAAAAAAGGCTGGAATGGAAAACCAGCAAGATAGGCTTTTGGGGCGACGCAACAAGGTGTTGCGTCGTCCCGTTTAACACGAAAGGGAACAAATGGAACTACTTCCGTCTGGCATAGAAATGCGATCAAACAGGGCAGATACACGGTTAATTGCAACGGCAATTAAACAACGATGGAACATTCCTGAAAAGTATCGTGACGCACTAATTGCAAGACAGGTGCTAATTGCCAGTGGGCGAGTTGAAGACGCGTCACCGCGAGAGCAGACCGCAGCATTCAACGCACTGCTGGCGGCAGATGCCATTAACCAACAAGATGAATTGGCACAAATGGATCGCCACGTGAGGCACACACATTCACTCAGGATCGAACCCGTAACGGCAGACAACCTTGCAGAACACAAACGTCGATTACTTGAGGACCTTGGCTCTTGAGGCCGAAACGCCGGAAGAATTCGAGGCAGCGCGGGCGCTGCTTTTAGAGTGCACGCAGAGAGAGCAGTTCACTTCCGACAAGTGGACCTGCAAAACGCTGGCGGAAGTGGCTGAGTTTTTCGGGCTGGCGTTACAGACCGTCAAGCAATGGCGGATGGAATCACCTGCAATGCCGGGGGCTGAGGGCAAATATCCGTTGCGGGATATCGTGCAATGGCGATTGGCAAAACTTGCAGGCAGTACGGTTCTGGACGCAAAACGGCAAGCGGACCTGGAATCCATCAAGCTGGTGAACGAGAAGCGAGCCATGGAAAACGCGCAGAAGCGAGGGCTGCTAATTGAGCGCGAAGAGGTTGAGCGGGACATGGCCCTTCTGTGGAGTCGTTTGGCGGCCCGTTTGGTCGGCATTGCGGACCGAGTGACAATATTGGTTCCAGCCGATTTGAAGGTGACAACGAAGGACCGAGTCGAACAGGAAATCAGGATCATTCAGAAAGAATTCACAGACTCGCTAGGGGATCTGATTTGAGTCGGTTGTGTGTCGAGGTCTGCCGGGAAATGATGCGACCACGGATACAGGAATCCGCGGCTGACTGGCTTCGCACGTCGTTCTATGACATCACAGGCCGGGCGTTTGATGAATCAATGGTCCCGTGGGTGATAGCGCCGCAGGGGCCATGCTGGGCATACGACAATCCGCAATTCAGAGCGATCTGGCTGCAATGGGCGGCGAGAATGTTCAAGACGAACTTCGGGCTGGCCATGCTGATGAGGGGCATGGATCAGCGACCGGAAGAAACCATGTTTGCCACACCCGACGAAACGAACTGCAAGAGCGTGTTTGGGCGGCTGTGGAAAATGATTGAGAACTGTCCGCGGCTACGCGATCAGGCGCCAATTCATCAGCGACAGTCAAAGACGCGAATCCAGTTGCGGCGGTCAGTGTGTCATGGAGCATGGCCGCGCGGCAAGAGTCGATTGGCGGACAAGTCAATCAGGACCGGACATGGCAACGAGATTGACAAGTGGGTTCAGGAATCGACCGCAACCGAAGGCGATCCATTGGAGCGATTCCGCAAACGCGGGGCTGAATACCCGGACCGGAAGTTTGTTCTCGAATCAACGCCGTCCATGAGAGGCCGAAGCAACGTGGAAACGGGGCTTCTGCAATCAACTCATCACCGATACTACGTGCCCTGTCCACACTGCTGCAAATTCCAGACGATTGAGTTCGGTGACGGCGAAAGGCCTGGCGGGATATTCTTCGACAAGCTACCCAGCGGGCAATCGGACAAAGACTTGGCACGACGGACAGCATACTACGTCTGTCTGTACTGTCAGGGCCACATTTCGGACATGCACAGGCCGTGGATGATGATGCGCGGGGTCTGGATTCCGGCAGGATGCGAGCTAGACCACGAGAAAGCGATGACTGCCAGAGATTATGCCCCCGATGACCTGTCATGGATGCGAGGCGAGCCGAATCGCTGGGGGACGGATTACGGATGCCAAATCAGCGTTTTCTATGCTCTTTTCCACGGTTGGGGGCAAATAGCAGCCGATTTCGTCGGAAAGTGCAAAAATCCCACGAAATTACGGGCATGGATCAATGAAGACAAGGGTGAAACATGGGAGCCGAGACGGTCAAAATCAACGCCTGAGAGGGTCGGTGAACGCTTAAAAACGTCGATTCCGCGGGGCGTTTGCCCGTCATGGGGCAGGCTTCTCACGGTGACAATCGACCAACAAGCGGCAGACGGTGGCTTCCGCCTGTGGGTGGTGATGGCGCATGGTACAGACTGGCGTTCGCATGTCGTGGATTATGGTCTGTGTCTCACGCTGGAAGAAATATGGGCGAACATCGTCGCGAAGGGCTACACACACGCGGACGGCGGCAACGAGATTTCACCTCGGGCGGTTAGCGCTGACTCCGGGTGGAATACGAAGGCCACTTATGACTTCTGCAATCAGCATCCGGGCATGATCCCCTGCAAAGGAGCCAACACGGATCTGGGCGGTCAACCATACAAGCTGAACAAGGTTCAAGACGGCGATCATCAGGGACAGTTGCTGTTCACTGTGGCAACCGACTACTGGGAAACAGACCTGCAAGCAAGGTTGGAAGAGCGGACACAAGACGAAGCACAGTCCCTAACGTTGTGCGCCGGGGCTGACAGTGACGGCGAGTTTCTGGAACAACTGTGCAACGCCACAATTGACGACAGAGTGGATAGTCGGGGCAATGCCAAGCTGCTGTGGGTTAAGAAAGACGAAAACGCAGCGAACGACTTTCGGGACGCTATTCGCTACGGGCTGGCGTTGGCGGTATGCTATGCTGATGAGAACGGCGGATTTCCTGCCCGTTCTGAGGTGCGGACAAAACGGAGCGTAATCAATGCAGGCGAGACACGTCCAGACGGCAGGGGGTGGCATGACTAAGGCACACAACAGCGGCAAGCGACCGACAGAGCAGAAACAACCTGCAACGCAGCCAGAAACAGAGCGGCGGATTGAAGACTATCGCAAATGTCCTGTCTGTCATGAAGGCATGGGCGGCTACGGTGTGGCATATTCAACGCAGGGCCAGACTCGGTACTACCGGTGCTGCAAGAGCAATAAGCCGAACGGGTTTCCGTGCGGTCACACGTGGAGCGTGCGTGTTGTTATGTCCTCAATCGTTGTTGAGCACAAGCAAGTGTTTCTTGACGGCCAACGCTAATTGGTAGGATTGGTAATGCAATCCAACGGAATCGTCACACAATTGCCACCATGACGACCGCCAACGATTTACTCACAGACGTAAACGCTGCAATCGTGAGCTGTCTGACCGCCCAAAGTTATTCTGTGGCAGGTCGGCAAAAGACGATGGCACAGCTTTCAGAATTGCGCAAATTCCGTCAGGAGTTGTTGGACGAAATTAGCAACGGAAGCGGCGGCGGTGGCATGGCAACTCTTCTCAGCATGGGGGAGCCAACCGCATGAACATGCTGGACCGCCTGATTGCCTACGTATCGCCGGAAACCGGGGCGAAAAGACTCGCCGCACGAGCGACTTTGCAGCAAATTGCCCAACTGACAGGGGCGGCAACAGGGCCATACGCAGCGGCAAAAATCAACAGACTGAACGCAAAGCGGCGAATTGTCAGCAAGGAAAATGAGGTTTCCGGGGCGACAATCGACACGCTACGGGCTGACTCGTGGGATCTGTACCGAAACAACCCGGCAGCGAGGAAAATCGTCCGGACAATCACGGCAAAAGTCGTGGGCCGTCGGGGGATGAATCCCGAATCATTGGCGATGAATGAGGACGGTTCACCTGCGGTTGAATTCCGTCAGAAGGCACAAGAACTGTGGGCACGAATTCAGAGCGGCTTTGACTCGCGAGGCCTTCCCGGCAAGGGCGGAACAACGTTTGCCGGGCTGCAAAAGTTGGCGCTGAAAAGCACCATTCTTTCGGGTGATTGTGCCTACCGATTACGAGCAATCGACAGCACGAAACAGCGACAGCACGATCTGCCAATTCCGATGGCGTTGCAGATTATCGACACATGCCGATTCGCTGATGAATCTGAGTTGGTGAGTGACACGGTCCCCGCAGGCAACAGCATATTCCGCGGCGTAGAAATCAACGCGGACGGCGAGCGTGTGGCCTATTGGATCAGGGTGCAGCCGCTATACGCTGCGGCGAATCAGGTCGGCAACGTGAAGCGTTTTTCGATTGCCGAAATCGGACATTTGTTTGTCGAGGAAGACATCGACCAACTGAGGGGAACACCGTGGTTTGCGAGTGCAATTTTGAACATTCGCGACACCGGCGACCTAAATTACAACGTCCTGAAAGCGACCGCAATGGCCGCTTGCATCGTCGGGACTTATGCGAAGCCGACAGGGGCGAGCCGCGTTGGGCTGAATGCTGGGCTATCGCCTGTGCAAACATCCGCAGACGGAACAGACCTGACGGATAGTGACGGAAACCCGGTCACAAAGTTGCAGCCTGCAATGCTGATGAACATCGGCAAAGACGGGAAGTTTGAACTGCATTCGCCGAGTCAGCCAAACATGAATCCGGAAGGGTTTGTGCAACACCTTCAACGCAGCACAGCAACCGCATTTCCGGGCGTGAAGTCGAGCACAATCACGGGCGATTACCGCAACAGTTCATTCAGTTCAGAGCGGTCAGCAGACAATGACGCATGGCCGGAACTGCATGACGTTCAAGAGTGGTTTTCATCGTCGTTTTGCCAGCCGATTTACGAGAGCGTAATTCGGGCCGGGGTTATGTCGGGATTCTTCGACGGCGTTGTTTCGGCTGAAGAGTTCTCTGCGAATCCCGGGCGTTTCTCAGTGGCAAATTGGCAAGGGCCTGTGGCTTTGTCAATTAATCCACGAGATGACGCCGAAGCAGCGGCTGCCAGAATCAAGGCGGGCCTGAGTTCACCGCAAATGGAATGCGGCAAGGTGAACACGAACTGGCGAGATGTGCTGAATGACGTTGCGGAGATTTACGCGGTGGCACAATCCAAAGGCATCCCGCAAGAGGTAATCAATAACATTATGGGCGTGGACACCAGCGACCAGTTGAAAGCCCAGCAAGTTGCACAGGAAACAGGAGCGACCGCGAATGCGTAAACGATCAGCACCACCAACTGCGAGCGATCAGGGCTTTCGTTCGCTTGAAGTCAGGGCCGCAAGTTTCGACGAAGAAAAGCGAAGCGTTGAGGCCATTATCAGCACAGAGACGCCGGTCTCTATGCCGGATTGGTCCCGTATGGAAATGGTTCCGGAAGTGTTGCTGTCGAAGGGTGCGGACTTCCCGAAGTCGCGACAAGTGCCGTTTCTGGATTCGCACAACCGCTATTCCGTAAAGGATCAGTTGGGGAGTGTTCGCGGTATCACGGTGAACAATGACAATCTCACGGCAACGCTGGTTTTCAGCCGGGCAATGCACGCTGAAGAGGCCTTCGCGGGCGTGCGTGATGGGCATATCACAGACGTTTCTGTGGGATATGACGTTGTCAAAAGACAGTACGTTCCGGAAGGTCAAAAGAAAACAATCGGAGGCCGGGAGTTTGCCGGCCCCGTGAATGTTGTGACGAAGTGGCGGCTGCGGGAAGTCTCGTTGACTCCAATCGGTGCAGACGCACAAGCAAAGCTGCGGGGACTCGATCCGGCAGCGGTTCGGTTCCTTGAAGAAAGAGAGTTTGAGATGAACGAAGCACTGAGAGCGTTGCTTGTGTCGCGAGGCATGCCGGCAACACACACTGACGACGAAGCACAGCGATGGCTGCTGGACAACGCCAGCAAACTGGCGGACAAGCCAGAACCAGCAAAGACACCTGAGCCTGTCCGATCTGAATCAGGCATCACTGCCGATTCACTGGCCACGATGATTGAGGCCGCAACCCGCAAAGCGGTTGCCGATCAGGCCGCACGTCGCGAGGCTGCAGACCGCGAAATCCGAAGCCTCTGCGACTTGGCAGAACTGCCCGGCGAGTTTGACGCTTGTCGTGGATTGCCGGACGTGGCAGCGGTTCGAGAGCACCTGACAAAGCGGAAGGTGGAACTTGCTTCTACGATTCCCTACGGGGCGTCAATTCGACTTGGAAGCACCGGAGCGGAACGCCTGCACAAAGACCTGCGAAGTGTTCTGATTGAAAAAGCCGTACGATCGGCAACAAACGGCGATCAGAGGCTGATGGAGCGACACCTGACCGCCGAAGAGCGTAGGACGCCTGAACAGTTCCGACACGCAACTCTGATGGACATGGCGACGGAATACGTTCGAAGTCGTGGAATTCAAACGTTCGGGATGACTCGCGAGCAGATTGCCATTCAGGCTATGTTTGGCGTAGACGCCTACCGTATGCACGACCGTTCCGACAGCGCCTATCACGGCACCGGCAGCTTTGCCAACCTGACACTGGACGCAATCAATAAGTCAATGATGGTCGGCTATCAGGAAGCGCCGCAAACATGGCGTGGGCCGATGCGACAGGGCGATTCGGTGGCGGACTTCAAGCAGATTAACCGGATGCGGCTGGGCGGCATTCCGAATCTGCCCGTGTGGAACGATCAGGACGAGCCGAATATGGCCAGCATGGCAGACGCGAAAGAAGCGTACGCCGTCGAAGCCCGGTCGATCGGGATCGACTTTAGTTACAAGCTGTTGGTCAACGATGACATGTCCGCACTCACACGGGTTCCGCTGGCATTGGGTGATGCGGCCGCAAGAACCGTCAACGCAGTGGCGTGGTCACAAATTACCAGTAACCCGACAATGTCTGATGGCGTTGCGTTGTTCTCCGCGGCAAGCGGGGCACGAAAACGACAGAACCTGAGCACGGGCACCAGTAACAATCCCTCAGTAACCAGTTGCGGAGTGCTTACAGACCTGATGCGGCAGATGAGAGGCGAGAACACTCCGGAAGGCAATGAAGGTCCGGACGTTCTGAACCTGACACCGTCGTATCTGGTAGTCCCTTCTGCGTTGGAAGTGATTGCGAATCAGTTGGTGAATTCGGCCTATGATCCGTCAAGTTCGGTCAATACGATGGTCTACAATCCGGCACGCACGCTGACGCCAGTGATCGAACCGTTGCTGGATGCTTCCAGCCGGACAGCGTGGTATCTGTTTGCGGCGCCAACGCGAATCGACACGGTTGAAGTGACTTTCCTGCAAGGGCAGGAAACCCCGGTTGTGCGAAGCGAGTTGGACTTCGGAACGTTGGCGATGCGGTACTTTGTTCTGCAATCTGTTGCGGCGAAGGCACTGAATCACCGCGGCGTGCAGAAGCACACCAACGCCTGATTCTGAGAGAGTTCCGGGGGCAGGCGTTCTGCCCCCGGTGTTGGCAGTTGTGAGTAACTCAGTCCGCCAATAGCGGCACTGCGAAAGGAACGAACATGATCAGTCGAGGAGTGGCAGAATTCTGTGACCTGTTTGACCGGGCACAGGTGTTTTCGGCAACGCCAGGAATGAACGGCTGGACGATTGCAGACACAAGCGCGTCCGGCACGCCTACCTACCTTTGTGTCACTGAAAACGGTGGTGCGGCAGCGTTGACATTGGCAGCAACAAGCGAAGCGGAAAACGTGTGTCTGTTTTTCAACGACGTGCTTCCGTGGGATTTGCGGCAGTTGCAGTACATCAAGTTCATTGCCAAGGTCAGCGGCATTGATGCGGTAACAACGCTTGTTTTCGGCGTTGGATCTGCACGCAACGACACACCTGACAGCGTCGGACATTTGGCATGGTTCCGCGTGGAAGGATCTGCGTCAACGTCTGCTGTTGTCGTGGAGACTGACGACACTGTGACAGACAACGACGACAAGGCCACTGGCGAAACACTCGGGAGCGTTTACAAAACGTTCCTGATTGACTTCAGCCAAGGCCTGTCTGACGTTCGATTTTACATCGAAGGCGAACGAGTAGCAGCCGCTACCACGTTCAGCATGGCAAGTGCAACCTCCGATCAGAATGTGCAACCGATGATTCAGTTGCAGAAGGCATCAGGAACGGGCGTTCCGTCGATTACGATTGCCGCTATCGAGGCATCTTACCGCTACGCTTACGGAGCCTGATGATGAGCCTGCATGATCTGATTGTCAGCGATGTTGCCGACGTGTTTCTTGTGGCGGATGATTTTGCCACACAGATACGGCGGTACGTTGACGGCAATCAGGATCAGCAGGTAATGGTGACTGGCATCGTTACGTGGTACCCGACTATGGACGAAGGCGGACGTGGTCGGGCCACGAAACGACGCGGTGAAATCATCTTCAGCAGTACCCTAAATCTGACCATGCGAGATGCGTTCGTGATTGGTTCCGATTTAGTTCAGGTCGAAGCAATCGGCCCGAAGCAAGATGGCGCACAACTGGTGACAATCACGCAAACAATCCCGGAAACCAGAGGGGCGAAAGTCGTTCGCACTGGTGACATCTGATGGCGTATCTTGACGTTGCCACGATGATGAGTACGTGCCGAACTATGCTGGGCGGATTGTCCGCATGGCAGAGTCTTTGCAGTACGACATCAGCGACCGAATCAACGAAGCGTGTATACCTCGGGGGCGTTGTCGCGGAGCCGGAGCAGTCTACCTGTCCTGTCTGCTGGCTGGATCTGAATCCGTCTGTGTTTGACTGGGCAGGCACTGGACGTGGGCGGGTAACGATTGAGGCACGTTACGAGATAGCAGCACCTGACACTCTGGTGGATGATTATCAGGCACAATACCTGTGGACATGGCAACAGGTTTCGGCGCTGATGGCCGGAATCAACGGGGCTGTGAATGGATCTGGCGGCCTGATGCTGCGATCACTGACAATGCCGCTGAGACCTGGGCAAATTGATCCGGCAGACAACGACGGGCGTTCGGAGTGGTCATTCACGTTGGGCCTTGTGATTGAGTTGGTCTGATGCTGAAAATCGAATTTCAAGTGAAGCGTGCGAATCTGGAAGGCAGATCACACAACAGGTTGATGCGAGAAATCAATCGGCACGTGGCAGAGTTCCAGGCAGAAAAGCGGATTCCGTTACACTTTCAGGAAGAAGCGTACGCGAAGTACGGGGCACGAAAACGCGGGGCACGGTACGACGAATACAAGCGGCGGAAATTCGGACACGCGAGGCCGAACTTTCGGACGGGGAGCCTGTTTCGTAGTCTTCGTAAAAAGATTACTGCGACACAGTACGGCAGCAAATTGACGATGCGGGCAACGCTTTACAAAAAGCCGAGCGAAGCCAAACTGGCGAAGATGACAGCGGAGCAACAGACGAAACATAAGTCGAGAAATTCAAGGCGGCTGGCCAATTGGCAGAAGCGTGAAATTGCAGTTGTGACACGGGAAGAAATCAGGGCAGACCGCTTGAGAATGGCTCGCGAATACAAGCGAGGGGCGGCCAGCGATCAGTACAAACGCAAACGACAACGAAGGATAAAGTGAGATGGCAATTTTCACGCTGGCGGATTTTGTTTTCGGGGCGACAACGATCCGACAAATCACCGCCGTCGATCACAAAACAAACCAGACACACCGCAAGGCGATGACATCCGGCGGCAATGTGGTCTCACAGATTAGCGGGAAGGATGCCGGGGAAATCACATCAATCACCAGCGGAGACTTGGCAGGGCTGTTGGCGCTTAACACCGGGGCATTCATTTCAGCGGGTGCAACGGTATCAGCGGGCACTGTGACGGTGGCCTTGAAAGCCCGTGCAAATGCTGGCAGTTTCGCAAGTGGCGCGAATCATGTTGCAATCACTGGAGCAAATGCGTTCCTCGTGCCAACAACAATCGAGGCGACACAGGACGGAGACTTCGCTACGTGTCAGAGTGACCTGCACTGGATCAGCAGCGACGGGTTTACGAAAGGGGCAGACGACGCAACGGGGCAGGCGTTGGGAGCACAGACATTCAACGCTGAGTTTGCCCTCGGCCCATGCTACATCAACGGCAGTTTGATTGAAGGAGTTCAGGGCTTCCGGGTGATTCCGGGTATCGAAATCACAAAGCCACCACTTGGGAGCGGAGCCGTTTGGCCATACTACGCAATGATAAAAAACATCATGCCGACGATGGAATTGACCGTGAATGACTTCGCGGCAATTGACAACACGATTGGCGATTTTACCGCAATGACTTCAGCTAATTTTTACTTGCGGAAGCGTGTTGACGGTGGCGTCTATTCGGCAAGCACCGACAATATTCGTTTCACCTTCGCGGCTGGCCTGACAGACACGAACAGCGTGACAGTCAGCAACAACGATGACGGATCAGCCACAATCACACTGCACGGCAAGGTGCTGACAACATCGACAGCAGTTGCGATACCATAATGCAGGGGCACACATGCACTATCTGATTCACCTTCCGGGCTGCATTCCGGCGGATCTTGAGACACGGGCAAAGACCGCCGGGCTGCTGCATTTGCTGGGCGGGCATGATTTATTGCCAGTACATCCGGGGCCGGGCGGAACCGGCCTGATGTTGGGTTGGCTATCGCCGCAAGCCCCTCACATGCACTATGAGCCGACAGCACAAGAGTGGGTTCCGTCTGTACTGAAAACAGATGAAGGGAAACCGCTATACTGGGTCGGATTCTGGAAAGATAAACAGCCGAAAGAAAACGAACTGCGAAGGCATTACACGCAGGCCGGGCCACTGGTTCAATTCGGCGAACAGCGATGGAAATTCCCAACGCCGGACACCGTGGACAGCCGAGCGGTTTACGCTGATGATGGGTCCATGCGGTGGGAAGTTATTCGACAGTTTTCGTGGGTGTGCGATGAAGCCGAACAACTGCGGCAGCAGTATTTGGAAGACTTCGGGTTGCGGTCAACAGTGTTTCGGGTTGATCCGTCCGCGCAGGTTGGTTGGC